TAGCATGTAGTTATTGTAATGCAAGTTTCTCAACTACATGGGCAAAAGACATCAAGAAGAATGGCCCGTACGAAAATTTAGTTAGTGATGGCGCAGGCGCCTTTCATCAAGACGGTAGTTGGGCGGCACCATATGACAACGATGAAGACAATCCGTACATACAAGCATTTTGGAAATGGTGGGAAAGCGGCCTAGCAGATAGTTTAGAAGAACTACGTGTTACAGGTGGCGAACCTTTAATGAGTGGAAATACTTGGAAATTGTTTGATTGGTTTAATGCACAAGATACTAATATGCGTTTTGCTATTAACAGTAATCTAATTGCTAAAGATAGCATTATTGATAAGTTAATTGATAAGACAAAGGGTATGAAGCACTTTGATTTATATACAAGTTGCGAAGCAGTTGGTGAACAAGCAGAATACATACGTGATGGTTTAGATTACGACATGTGGCTAAGAAATACTAAAAGGTTACTTACTGAAGGTAACTGTAACAATATTAATATTATGATGACTATTAATAGCTTGTCGTTGTTTAGTATTACAGAATTTTTAGACGAAGTGTATAAACTAAAAGAACTTACACAAAGTAGAACACCAACAGTTAGTGTAAACTTATTGCGCTTTCCTAGTTTCCAAAGTCCGTTAGCATTACCTAATCATATCAAAGACTATTGCCATAACAAACTAAACACTTGGTGGCAAGAACGTAAAGACGACATTGGCTGGCACGAATTTGAAAAGGCAAGTATTGAACGTTTGATAGATTACTTAGTAACTGTAGATGCTCCGCATAGACGTACAAGTAATCCTACTACATTATGGCGTGACTTTAAAACATTCTATCAACAGTATGATGTACGCAGAAACAAGAGTATATATGTGTTTCCTAAAATATTAACAGATTGGATTGAAAGTATTCCTAGTACTGATATTGAAGTACAAGCACTTGCAGAAAAAGAAGGTTGGATATTAAAACCTGACAATAAAAATATAGACGAGCCTTTAGCAAAGTATGATTAATTTGTACTACGATACATTAGGTGACGACACCGTACCTATTCCTAACGGAACAAAACTTTGGGAGTATGGTGTAAACACTAAACGTATTCCTAAAGCAGTTGATGCACATTTAATAGTACATGAGTATACATACTTTTTTAATTGTATAAAAGCATTAGGATCTCCGTTTCAGTTATTCACTGGCAAGGAAGATTGTAATAATTTATTCTATCCTTTAGAATTAAATCCTCAACATGCATTAAAAGAAGATGAAGATATATTAGATTATATTCCAACCAAATCTATTAAACGTATTAGTAAAGGCAAAATGAAGATGTTATTGCTTATGCCTTCTATTAGTAGCGATTATAGATATGTTTGGAAGTTGCGTAAAAAAATAGATAATCTTACCGGTTCAGGTATTCCACGTGAACAAATATATGTTGTGCTAGGAGATATAAATCAAACATACAGAAACTTACTAAACACAAAGAATGTATTTGGTATAGACTGGAATCAAATTTATATGCAAATTGCACTAAAGGCAAGATATGCAATGGAAGATTTTAGATGGGTATTTAATAATGCTTTTGCCGCGTGGCCAGGTAAAGAAAAACTAAAAGCTGAACAATTTGATATAGATAACTGGAACCCTAAAAGATTGTATTCTGCGTTTACTGGCAAAGCAACGTTACATAATACGTGTTTTGTATCTGATTTAAAATATCACGGATTAGATAACTTAGGAAAATACAGTTATAATATTGGATATGAAAATGTTAATCATAACTATAAAGATTTTAGAATAACTGATAGATCTAAAGGCGAAGAGTTTATTGAAACTAAGAAACATTTTGTTAAAAATCTCTCTAAGAAAACAATTATTATGGATATGACATTTGATCAAAAGCGGCACAACGGAAATGATCAATATATTAATAAGTCAATATACGAAGACAGCCTTATTAATATTGTAAGTGATAATTGGATGCCAATGATGGATGAAAATTATTTAGACGAAACTAATGTACTTGCACCAGGAAAATTTATATGGTTGCAAATAGCCAAAGCTCACCCCTTTATGGTGCTAGGGTGCTTAAATACAATTAACTATATTACAAATCAAGGATATTTTTCTAATAACTTTTTAGTTAATGAAGATTATGATAGAGTGTCTAGTATTACAAAGACATCAGAAATGATTTGTAATAATTTAAAAATATTAAACGAGCTTACAGACAGCGAAATTAGAGATAAAATGGAATTTATAAAACCTTACTTAAAAAAGAATAAAGAAAAGTTTTTTGAAAGACCTAATAAGCGAAAGTTTAATTTACTATTTGAAGAGATGAAATATGAGTAATGATCTAAAAAACAGTCCTAACTTTTGTGTAGCACCTTGGATGCACTTACATGTTATTAACGATGGTAGGTCATTTGCATGTTGTCAAACACCATTGCGTGATGAAAATAGTTTTGGTAATGTAAAAACACAAACACTAGACGAAGTTATGAATAGTGATCTTGCTAAGAAAATGCGTAAAGATATGCTAGACGGAAAACCGTTACCTAGTGCATGTGAGCGTTGTGTAAATAAACAAGCCAATAATATGAATACTATGCGTACTGGATTAAATTCTAAATGGTATGATAGAACTAAAGATGTTATTGCTACAACAGCAGACGATGGTACACTTCCTAAGCCTAAATTAAAATACTGGGATTTTAGATTTAGCAACTATTGTAACCTAGCATGTACAACTTGTTCACCTTTGTTTAGTACACAGTGGGCAAACGACTTTCAAAAATTACATCCAGGTGCAGACAAATATAGTGAAACTAAACTTATTGACCTAACTGAAGCAAATGTATTTTGGGACGATATTGAAAACAATATTGACTCAATGGAAGAAATACACTTTGCTGGCGGCGAACCATTAATCATGCCTGAGCATTTACGCATACTTAAACTTCTTGATGCACAAGAAAAGTTTGATGTTGAATTGCGTTATAGTACTAATGGTACAACACTTGGTCAAAAAAAGTATGACTATTTAGAATGGTGGAAGAAATTTAAATATGTACACCTTAGTCTTAGCATTGATGGCGCAGGCGATGCGTTTGAACACATTAGATATAAAGGCAAATGGGACGTTACACTTGCAAACCTTAAAAAGATTAGAGCAAGCGGAGCCGCAGATTATTGGTTCCATCCAACTGTCAGTGTACTAAACATTTTCCGACTAACTGAGCTACATGAAGTATTACATAAAAATGATCTAATGCCGCTGGAAGCAATTCATCCACAGCGTGGGTTTCATATGGAAAATTACTGGGTTGATAGATTTCATATCAATCCATTGTTTACGCCAAACTATTACAGCATTACAGTTATGCCAGAATTATTAAAAGAGCAAGCCGCTGATAAGATTACAAAGTATGGCAAGAAATTAGAAGCTGATACAGGTATACCGTTTAGTGGTTGGCAAGCAGTTATTGACTTTATGTACCAAGAAGACAAGAGTATGTTATGGAATCAATTTAAATGGAAAAGCAAACAAATTGATGATGTAAGAGGCACTAATGTATATGCTATAAACCCTGAGTTCAAAGATGCTTAGAGGTAATGCGTTTCTTCCTTATCTTATGAGCTCGCCGGCTAATGTAAAGTCGCTCGAGTACCTAAGAACATTTGGTGTAGGCGAAGTGCTTACTAAATCAGTTAAAAATTTAAAAACAAAACTACCGTTCGTTAAACCAAAAGCATATGAAACGTTAGCTATTAATCAAGCAGAACAAGATATACTAGATCCTAATACTGATTGGAAATATTACATTAACAAGTATGGATTTAGAAATGAATGGGACTTAGACTCTAAAAAAGAAAAAATAGGATTCTTTGGATGTAGTTTTACATTTGGTGAAGGTATTCACAATGACGATACGTTTGTTAACATTGTTAGCAACACACTACATATGAGTCCTATAAATTTAGGAGTTGGTGGATCAGGATTAGAAAGAACTACTAGAACTTTTGCCGCGGCCACTAAAGTAATAGACTTTGATTATGCAGTTGTAACATTGCCTGCATGGTTCCGTCAACTACATGTAACTAAAGAAGGAAAGTTAATTAATATTATTCCTTATTATCCTCATAATGATTTTGAAAAGTTAAATGAAATATATTCATCATTTGATGAAGACTTTTTTGTTAATCAAGCAATAACATATATTAATTGGATAGGAGATATTGCAACAGCAAATAATATAAAGTTAATTTTATGCTCCTGGGATCATCCATTAAATGAATTATGTCAATTAATTTATCCAGATATTACTATAGATCCTTTTCCTAATATTGATGACAAGTGTGCAAGAGATAAAATGCACCCTGGTCCAAAGTCTCAAGCGGCACACGCAGAGCAAATTATAAAGGCATTTGATGATAGAGCTTGGGTTTAGAAACATTAAAGATGAAGTGAAATATATTCATATCAAACCACACGATACTGAGTTAGCAAACGTATGGCTAACACAATTTGATAGATTACTTGAAACCCATCAAAAAAAGATATTCCAAAAAAATTTTAGTCTATTAGGATTGCACAATAACTACAGAACATTAGAACACATCTGTGATGATTTAGATAGAAGTATTGCAACTATAAACTACTATTCAGACTATAAAATTGAAGATAACTTTGGTGCATTACGTTATGGATACAATCAAATATTATTAAACGTGCTACATCATCATTTTGAAACAGCACAAGGCCAACTATGGAACCCTAGTAGTGTATTAGCAAATGCTAACGGAAAAACTAGATTAGCAATTTGTTATCTAAACCATTGCTGTCACGAACTTGAAGCATGGTACGAAACAACAGATATAGAAGCAGACGGATATCGCAATGGTTACTTTTACTATAATCTGCTAGGCATACAAGAACGCATCGAATTAGATCCAAAGTTTAAAAAGTATTTTACTAAAGACGTTGAAGACGGTATGGTATATTTGCATTACGCACAAACAGGTAAAACTTGGTACGAAGCATACCTTGACAATGATGATGTAGTTACAGCAGATGGTATTTCTGAACATCGTGTAATTAGCGGTGAATTTAATTTTTACTTTGGCACAGGATATGAACTACCATCAGACGATAAGTTTACAAGTTGGTTAGAGTCAAAAGGTGTTGATCCTAAGGATGAACAACTAGCACTAGGATATGCACCAGTTGGTAAAATACAAAACTTACCTGATTTAGAAGCACAAGAATTTTTTAAAGAGTACACAGACTTTTATAGTATTGAGTATAACAACAAAAGAATAGAATATGACTTTAGACACAACGATGAAAATTATATTAATCTACTTACAGAGATTTGGGATAAGTGGGGACAATGAGTAACGTACCTAATTTAGAAAGAGCTGTAGTAGAAGTATTTGGCGGCTGTAATTACAAATGTCAAATGTGTCCACAAACTACCGGACGTGGCAAAGACTGGACACGTAAGATGCCATTTGATATGTTTGAAGATATATTAGATCAGTTGCCAGGTAAGCCTGTGATTAACTTAGAAGGTTCAGGTGAACCAACAATGGCAAAGGATTTACCACGTTACATTGAAGCATGTACTAAGCGTGGCTTGCCTAGTTTTATGTACAGCAACGGAAGTTTCTTTAGCGGACACTTTATGCAGGACTGTATTGATGCAGGACTTAGTTTTGCAAGATTTAGTTGTATAGGCTACGACAAAGACAAGTATAAAGAATGGATGGCAATTGATAATTTTGAACTACTAAAAACAAATGTTATAAAAGCAAAACAGTATATTAAAGAAACTAATAGCAAGTGCGAAATAAGTAGTTACCATTTAATACTAGACAACAATCAAATTGAATATGAAGTTGATCAATATAGAAATAACTTTATAGGTCCTACTGGCACAGTAGGGTACATATGGAAAATGCACAATTGGAGTGGCAACTATCAACCATTATATGTGCGTGACCCTAGTAAACGTAGAACATGTGGCAGACCATTTGCTCCAGAGATTACAATACGCTCAGGCGGCATTGCTGGATTGAAAGGTGCTGTTACTCCTTGCTGTCAAACAATGGGACCACCTAACGAAAGTAAAAGTGTACTAGGACATACACAAATACAAACTATAGAAGAAATATGGTATGGAGACGAATACAACAACCTTCGCAAAGCACATGAAATGAAAGACTTTGATAGTATAGATTATTGTAAGGACTGTGATTTTTTATATGAAGATCCTGAAGTATTAGTTTGGAGTAACGACAAAAAAGCAAGCACAGATCATATGTTAGGTACAAACTTTAGTTTGCGTGATTTTATGATTGACAACAACAAGTAGAGGCTGTATAATATATAAATGTATGACATCGTATTCATAAGTTATAATGAGCCTAATGCAGATGCAAATTGGGAACTAGTAAAATATAGGTTTCCAAGAGCAAAGCGTGTTGATGGCGTAAAAGGAATTCACCAAGCACACATTGCCGCCGCTAAGAAATGTTTTACTAAAATGTTTTGGGTTGTAGATGCAGATGCAAAAATATTAGATAGTTTTAAATTTGATCACAAAGTAGATGAGTACGATTTAGAAACTGTACATGTGTGGCGCAGTCGTAATCCAGTAAATGATTTACTATACGGATATGGCGGAGTGAAGTTGTTACCACGTAAACTTACACTAAACATGGATACAACAAAGCCAGACATGACTACAAGTATTAGTGAGTATTTTAAAGCAATGCCTGAAACATCTAATGTTACAGCATTTAATACAAATGAGTTTGAAGCATGGAAGGGTGCATTTAGAGAATGTACCAAACTAGCAAGTAAAACTATAGACAGACAAAACGAGGATGAGACAAATGAAAGATTACGAGTTTGGACAACAGTGGGAGAAGACCGTCCCTTCGGCGAGTACGCTATTAAAGGTGCTATTGCTGGCCGGGAGTATGGGCTTTCTAGCGGCGTTGATATTCGCCTAATAAACGACTTTGATTGGTTACATGAACAATTTTCAAAACATACCATGGGATAATATTACCGAATTTGGCCAGAAGACTCTCCTAAAGAGCCATCTTTTCACGGTTTCGTGGATCCTGGCTAGATTTTGTAATTATAACTGCTCTTATTGCTGGCCATACGCTAGATCTAGTACCCCTGACCACCAGGATTTAGAATTGTACTTAAAGACCCTAGATAGTATCAAAGCACAGGCTCGTGCAAATGGCTTTAAAGATTTCCATTTTAGTTTCTCAGGAGGCGAACCTACAGCGTATAAATACTTTGGGGAGATCATAGATCATTATTGCAGTGATGCAACACCCGAATACCAAAGTATACATATGACAACTAACTTGTCACCTGGAAGCAAATGGTGGAGCAGATGGATAGAGTCAACAAGTACTTTGCAACGTAGAAGTATAACAGCAAGCTATCATGCAGAGTTTGCAAATGAACAAGAGTTTGGAGACAAATGTCTTCAGCTTATGAAAGCAGGTGTATATGTTACGATTAATCAAGTTATGGTTCCAGAAATTTTTGAAGATCTTTACGAAAGGCTTGAACGATTTGCCACCAGAGGTATTAACGTCACTCTCAAGCCCCAGTCCGATCCAACCGCCTCCCACGTGGTACATGGATATAGTGAAGACCAAATCACAAGAATGCAAACCGGATTCCCACAAACAATTCCAGAAGCATTTAAAGGAATAATACCTTTACTACAAGTAGAGCTTACAGACGACAAAGGCGAAAAGTATTACGTAGATCAAGCAGAACGCTTTAATGCATTCGGCTTTAACAAGTTTGAAGGTTGGACTTGCAATGCAGGTTATCAAGGTATTGTTATTCGTGGTAATGAAGTAAAGCGTAGTTACAGTTGTCGAGATGAGCCAATTGGTACATTAGAGGACGGCTTTAAAATATTTGACAAACCTCGTAAATGCATCACACCAACGTGTGTTAGTTCCGCTGACTCAAAACTTCCAAAGGTAAAATATGAAGATTGATGTACAAGACGTATTATTTTGGATGGATGCTATTCGCAACAGTGATGATCGCTATCGCACACTTGAAAGTTTTTGGAAAGGGCAAGTAAACAGCAAAGTATGGTTAGCTGAGAACTTGGTAGGATTTGTACCCGTTAGACCGTTAAATATCGTCATATACGGTGGTTGGAACGGAGTGCTGGCAAGTATACTCTTTAACTCTAATATAGCTGTAGAACACGTTACAAGCGTGGATATAGACCCTGTATGCGAAGATATAGCAAACACAGTAAACAAGCGTTATGAAATGCAAGGTAAATTTGAAGCAGTTACACATGATATGTGCAAATACGTTACAGGAGCAGATGTTGTAATTAATACAAGTTGTGAACACATAACACAAGAGCAGTACGATCAATGGTTAGATAATCAACCTGACAATGCAGTTATTGTATTACAAAGCAATAACTATTTTAAACACGAAGAACATGTTCGATGCTCAAAAGATTTAGATAATTTTACAAAAATAAGTAATATTAAACCCTACTTGCGTAGAGTTTTAGAAACACCAAAATACGATCGTTATATGTTGATAGGTAAAAAGAATGTTTAGTTTTAGCGACTTAGAAAATATACATTTAGAAATTACAAATCGCTGTCAGGCAAGTTGTCCAATGTGTAGTAGAAATTATCACGGCGGATTAGAAAACCCTCTTATCAAAAACAAAGACTGGACATTACAAGACTTTCAAAATATACTAACAAAAGAAGTGTTGGATCAATTAAAAGGATTTTATTTCTGTGGCAACTTTGGTGATCCTATTATTAATGATGAATTAATTGAAATGGTTGAATATGCCGCAACAGTTAATCCTAACTTAAATATTAGAATACACACAAACGGAAGTGCAAGAAACACAGACTGGTGGGCAAGACTTGCAAAAGCATTACCTGTAACACATAACGTTATTTTTGCTATTGACGGATTAGAAGATACACACAAATTATATCGTATAGGTACTAGTTACAAAAAAATATTACAAAATGCTACAGCATTTATTGAAGCAGGCGGCACAGCGGAATGGTGCTTTATAAAATTTAAACATAACGAACATCAAGTAGAAGAAGCACGTACTATTGCAGAGCAAATGGGCTTTAGTTTATTTGTTGAAAAGAATAGTAGTAGATTTATAGGAACACCAGAATTTCCTGTATACGATAAAAATGGTGCAACTACACATTACTTGGAGCCACCTAGCAGTAGTGAACTTGCATTTATTACAGAAGATATGGTTGCTAATTACAAAGACATTTTAAACAATGCAGAAATAGATTGCTATGTGTTGCAAACTAAAGAAGTATACATTGATGCATATAAGAAAATATTTCCGTGTTGTTTCTTAGCAAGTACACCGTACAACTATGCAAAAACAAATGATGTTACAGCACCAATAAGAAATCACATGCACGAACAATACCTAGACTTAATAGAAAATTTAGGTAATACTAATGCACTTGAAGTTTCTTTAAAACAAGTAATTGATTCTACACCTTGGCAAACAGTGTGGAAAGATTACTGGGGCAAAAATAAGCTAATTACATGTGCAAGAACATGTGGTAAAGTAAAAGAATTACCTAAACCAAAAGATCAATTTATTAGAGTAGTGGGATTAAACAATGAGTAAATGGTGGTATAACGATAAAGACAGTGAGCTAGGCAAGTATCAACGAGAACTAGAAAGCGTTGCAAAAAGTCCTACGTTTTGTGTTCTACCTTGGATACACTTTGCTACTAGACCTAATGGCGATATGCGTTTATGTTGTTCGTCTAATGCAAGTGGTGCTGGCGGAGACCATACAGTTGGACTTGTTAAAATGGAGGATGGTAAGCCAGCAAACTTTGGCAGAGAAACTCCAATGGAAGCATGGAATAACGACTACATGAAAAGTGTACGTACAACTATGCTTAATGGACAAATACCTGCAAGTTGTACTAAATGCTTTGAAGAAGAAAAAGTAGGAGTAGTAAGTAAGCGTATATGGGAAAGTGGTACCTGGCATAGAGACGATGATGGTGTAGACATTCCTTATTTGATTGAACAAACACAAGCAGACGGAACAGTACCGGAAGAGTTAGTATACTTAGATCTACGTTTAGGACATACTTGCAATATTAAATGTGTGATGTGTAGTCCACATGATAGCAGTAAGTGGGTAGCAGATCACAAAAAACTTATTCCTGTATTACAAGACCCTGATGTTAAAAGACAAATGCAATGGGATAAAAGTGAGTTCAATAATAAATGGCATGAAAAAGATACGTTCTGGGAAGAAATGTATGCACAGATACCTAATCTAAAACAAGTATATTTTGCAGGCGGTGAGCCTCTAATGATCAAAGAACATAAAATGTTTATTGAAGAAATTATTAGACAAGGCTATCAAGACAAAATATTGTTACGTTACAATTCAAATGGACTATTAGTAGACGAAGATCTAATTGAGTTATGGTCAAAGTTTAAAAAAGTAAAGTTTGCTATTAGTATGGATGCTAGTCACGGACGTGATGAATACATACGTTTTCCTACAAACTTTGAAACTGTAGAAAAAACTTTGCATATGCTTGACAACACACCTGACAACATACAAACAAGTTTAGCAACAGCAATACAAATATTCAACGTAAAGCATTTACCAGACTTTATGAAATGGAAACTAGAAAGCGGATTTAAAAAATTAAATAGCGGTACAGTGCCTGGTGGTGTGCAAATGGGCGGTGGCTTAGTTAATATGCACTTGTTGTATATTCCAACTTTCCTTAGTATACAAATACTACCAGAACACGACAAACAAGAAGTTAAAGAACGTTTTATGGACTTTAAAGATTACTTGTGGAACAACTATAGACAAGATGATGACTTTTGGAAAGTTAATCCTTATGGCTGGAAACGTTGGGAAGCTGTAATGAATCATATGAATGCACAAGACAACAGTCATTTACTTCCGGGCTTTAAAGAGTACACAAACAAATTAGATGCAATTCGTAATTTAAATGCGGCCAAAGTATTTCCAGAGCTTGCTCACTTGTTATGATTAATCGTATTGAAAACAATCAAGATCCTGATATGGTGCGTATTGAATATATGCCGGGTAACACCTGTAACCATAAATGTCATTATTGTTTTCCAGGAAGTAACGAAGGCGACCAAGGTTGGCCAGACGTTGATATAGTAAAACAAAATTTATCACATCTATTAACACATTATGAAAACAATGGCAAGCCTAAAAGCAACTTATACATTGTAGGCGGCGAGCCTACATTATGGAAGGGCTTAGAAGAACTTTGTCAGTATTTAAAAAGCAAACATAATATTATTATTGAAATGAGTACAAACGGTACTCGCAAACTTAATTGGTGGAAAAACAATGCAAAGAATTTTGACCATGTTGAAGTTAGTGTACACAGAGAGTTTGCTAATCTTGATCATTTAATAACAGTATGCGATACATTGTATGACTTAGGCATATTTGTTAATGCTGACGTTTTAATAGACCCAGATGACTTTGAACAAAGTGTGGCTAATCTTGAATATCTAAAAACACACTGTAAAAACAAATGGCCTATTATTGCAAAAATAGTTCATTTTAATGGTCGACATAGATATACTGATACGCAACTAACATACTTTGAAAATGTAATTAAACAATATCCTACACAAGAATGGTTTGATACTACTAATAAAAAACCTCTTAGAAACATAAAGATACATTCAGACGATAACATTATTACTGTAAACAACGACAACTATTTAATTGCAAATAATTTAAATAAGTTTCAAGGATGGACTTGTAACTTAGGTGTAGACTTTATAAAAATATTTCCAGATGGAAGAATTACAGGAAACTGTCAACAAAAACTATTTGGTAATTTACACGATGATAATTTTACACAAACATATAGTCCTGTGATTGAGCCATTAATATGTAATAGACAACTATGTGTATGCAGTGAAGAAACGGTGATAGCAAAACATGCCTAACTTTAATACATTAGAACCAGCTAACGATTCTTACTTTTCTGTTGAATGGGAAACTACATTAAAATGTAACCTTGATTGTAGTTATTGCGGAGACGGACATGACAACAGTTTGCCACATCCTAGTTTAGCATCAAGTTTAGACACAGTTGATTTTATTTTTGATTATACTAATGAGCAACTAAAACAAAAACCTAAACATCTACAACATGCTAATTTAAATATTTTTGGTGGTGAAAGTTTTTTCCATCCTAAAATTATAAACATATTACAATATGCACAGAACAAAAAACAATATTATGATTGGACTATAAGTATAAGCACTATTACTAATGCAGTTGTAAAAGAAAAGTTATGGCATAGAATTACAGATTTTGTAGATTATTTTACAGTTAGTTTTCATGCAGAAAGCACAGAAAAACAACAACTACTGATGCGTAATAATATCTTATACTTACAGAAGATAGGTAAGCCTTTGCATGTTAGTATAATGATGCATCCTAAGCATTGGCAATCTTGTATGGACATGGTATACTGGTGTATAGAAAATGAAGTATCTTATAACAAGCGTCAAATAGATCATGATATGTTTGACTTTCGTTTTAACTACAGCAAAGAACAAACACAATTTCTTACTGGACATGTTCCAAGCACAATAGAAAAAATAGGTGGTCTAATTGCAAAAGGAATAGATTTGTCAAGTAGTGGCAGAGCATGTTGCGGCAACAAAACAATGTGTACAAATACATGTGATAGCACTAACTATATTAAAGGTAATAATTTTAAAGGGTGGAATTGTAGTGTAGATAGATTCTTTTTATATATCAAACAAAATACAGGCGAAGTGTTTACTAATAAAGATTGTAAAATGAACTATAATGGCGAGGTAGGC